TCGAATTCACACAAAACTGAGCGATTTACCCTCTTACGGCGAGCAAATGATTAAGTTTTGCGAAGAAATCGGCTACGAACTGCTCCCGTGGCAACAATGGCTGGCCCATCACTCGCTTAAATACAAGCCGGACGGCAGGTGGGCTCATCCAGTTGTTACCTTGTTATGCGCCCGACAACAAGGCAAATCAACCTTTATGGCGCTTCAAATTTTATTCAGAATTTATGTTTTGAAAGAAAAATTACAAGTTCACACAGCGCACAAACTAACTACCTCCGCGGAATTGTTTTACAAAATCTACGGAATCATTGAGCAGACTCCCCGACTAGCCGTCGAATTCACTAAGAAACTGGAAAGTAAGGGATTTCAGGAATTGCAATTCACCGAAGGCCGCCGATATATCGTCCGAGCCAATAACTCAGCTGGTCGAGGTATTGCCGCGCCTGAAACTATACACTTAGACGAGGCTCGCGAATACAAAGACGAAGATGTTTGGTCTGCCTTGCGTTATACCCAAATGGCTAGCCCTAATCCTCAAATATGGGTTTATTCGAACGCTGGAGATCAGCACTCGATAGTCCTAAACAAATTACGCGAGCGAGCCTATGCGGCTATTTACGGCGGCTCTGATGATATTGGTTGGTTCGAGTGGTCGGCTCCTAATGGGATTAAATTCGACAACTCATCAGACTTCTGGCTAGGTGTGTCTCAAGCCAATCCGTCACTTGGCTACACAGTCCATCCTGACAATATCCGAGCCGTCTTGTCAGACCCCGAAGATATTGTGCGCACAGAAGTTTTATGTCAATGGGTTGATACCATCAATCCAGTCATTAACCCGTCTCAATGGGAATCTTGTCGAGTCGAGGGTCTCAGACTTGATCCCGAGAAAGACACTTGGCTGGCTATTGATCTCAGTCCGGATAGAAAGCAAGCGGCGCTAGTCGCTAGTCAGAAGCTCGAGGGAGATCAGTTCCAAGTCATACTTCTGCAGACTTGGCACAATCCGTCTAATCTCGACGACAAGTCTCTGGCTAACGATTTAGCCGATTGGGTGCGTAAGTATCCGGTTCAACTCGTTGCCTATTCAGCGAGAACCGCTTCAGCCGTTGCTGCGCGATTAGCACCGGCAGGAATTCGGACTGAGCCGATAGATGGTCTTGACTACGCCCAAAGCTGCGATGAGTTACTGGGAGCAATCTCATCTCAGCGGTTAGTTCACTCGGGACAAGATGAACTGACTAAACAATGCCTATCCGCTGTCAAGTTGCCTTTCGGCGATGGCGGATGGGTAATGGGCCGCAAAGTCTCAAATGCAATTATCTGTGGAGCAGTTGCCTCAGCTATGGCGACTCATTACGCCACTAAATCAAATGATGGTGCGGATATAGTAATTATGTAGCACACACCCTTTACAATAAAGGCTCAATGGGTGCTATCAGAGATTTCTTCTTTCCACAAGTAACCGCGCAAACGCCGCAGAAGGTTAGCGACGTAACCGCCGCATTGACTCCGGTGCAAATCACCGATTCTGTTTATAACATTCTTGGCGGCGCTACCAATTCAACTCGCCAATTGGCTATGAGCGTTCCTTCAGTTGCTCGCGCTAGAAATATCATTTGCGGAACTATTGGATCATTGCCATTAACAACTTTCAATCGCATCACAGGACAATACGTTGATCCTCACCGCGTCATCAATCAACCTGATCCTCGCGTTGCTGGTTTCGTAATTTATAACTGGCTTGCTGAAGATATTTGGCTATATGGCGTCGGTTATGGACAAGTTCTTGAAATGTATTCAACAACCGATGGCGGTCGCGTAAGAGCTTGGACTCGCGTTAGCCCAGAGCGCGTTACAGTTGATACAGATTTCCGTAATACAGTAATTGAATCTTACAAAGTTGATGGAATGGCTGTTCCTAATTCTGGAGTCGGCTCACTCATTCGCTTTGATGGCCCAGATGAAGGGTTGTTGCATCGCGCTGGCAAAACAATCAGCGCAGCTGTGTATCTTGAAAACGCAGCGGTTAATTACGCCAAAGAACCTAACCCTTCAATGATTCTTAAGAGCAATGGCACAAACTTAACTGCTGAAAGAGTTTCATCGCTTCTCAGCGCTTGGCGGACAGCTCGTCAATCTCGCTCAACGGCTTTCCTCAATGCAGATGTTGATCTCAAAGAATTTGGCTTCGATCCAAAATCATTACAACTTGCCGAGGCTCGTCAATATGTGGCTTTAGAATTGGCTCGGGCTTGCGGAATCCCAGCCTACTTCTTGAGCGCCGAAACGACTTCGATGACTTACTCTAACGCTGTGTCTGAGCGGCGCTCACTAGTTGATTTCTCACTTCGCCCAATACTTAAGGCAATTGAGGAACGCCTATCACTTCCGGACTTCGTTCCAAACCCTGTGATGGTGCGATTTGCACTTGACGATTTCCTACGCGGCAACGCTTTGGAACGCGCTCAAGTTTATGAGATTTTGAACCGCATCGGCGCGATGAGCATCGAGCAGATTCAGAGAGAGGAAGATTTAATCCCTAATGAAAATTAAGATGCCTATGGTCGTAACTGCGGCCGATACAGTAAAGCGCACCATCAGCGGCACCATTGTTACTTGGAACGAGCAGGGCAACACTTCAGTTGGCCCAACTGTATTCGCTTCCGATTCAATCGAGATGAAGCCAGTAAAACTGCTTCTCGAACACGATCGCACTCGTCCAATTGGCAAGTTGATGAGCCACGAAGTAACTGCTAATGGCATTGTGGCTACATTCAAGATTGCTAACACAATGGCTGGCGAAGATGCGCTAGTTGAAGCAACTGAAGGATTGCGCGACGGATTTAGCGTCGGCGCACAGATTAACGAGTGGACAAACAACAAGGGAACAATGCTTATCACTTCAGCAACCCTTGATGAAGTTTCTCTTGTAACTGATCCAGCAATTGACAGCGCTCGCGTTAGCGAAGTCGCAGCTTCCGAAAACGAAGCACCCAAACAAGATTCTGCTCCGGCAACCGCTGAAGCAGAGAACCCAACCGAAGGAGAACAAGTGTCAGACACTACCGCTCCTGCTCCTGCCGTAGAAGAAGCGGTAGAAGCAGCTAAAGTAGAAACTGTCTCGGCTTCACGCCCAGCTTTCTACACAACACCTCGCCTTGAGTTTACTAAGGCAAAATATCTCGAGAATAGCGTTCGCGCTAAGCTCGGTGATGATGCTGCACGTCAATACGTTATGGCTGCAGATGACACCACAAGCAACAACGCTGGTCTCATCCCAACCCGTCAATTGACCGAAATCATCAACCCACTTTCAAATGCAGATCGCCCAGCTGTTGATTCAGTTTCTCGCGGCGTTCTACCAGATGCAGGAATGACTTTTGAAATTCCTAAAATCACAGCAGTCCCAACAGTCGGCGAAGAAGCAGAAGCAGCCGCAATTGATGAAACTGGAATGACCAACGAATTCCTTTCAGTATCGGTTAAGAAGTATGCTGGCGGACAGACTTTCTCCGTTGAACTTCTTGATCGTTCTTCACCAGCGTTCTTTGATGAACTCGTTCGTCAAATGGAGTACGCATACGCAAAGGCAACCGACGTTGCAGTTGTAACCGGCCTAATCGCTGGCGGAACTGACGGCGGAAACCGCACTCTTGACGCTGCAGGACTTCTTGATTTCGTATCCGATGCTGGCGTTTCAATCTACGCTGGAACTCTCGGCTTCGCACAGAACATCATTGCATCACCTCAGCAATGGGGCGCAATTCAGAACCTTGCTGATAACGGACGTCCAATTTATCAGAACTTGATTGGCAATATGAATCAAGGCGGTAACCTCTCCGCTGGTTCAGCTGTTGGAAACCTTCTCGGCTTGAACTTCCGCGTTGATCGTAACCTCACAACAGGTTCCGGAGTTGGCGACAACACCATTATCGTAATCAACCCAGACGCATACACTTGGTATGAGTCCTCACGCTTCCGTCTCCAGACAAACGTTGCCCTCAATGGTCAAATCGAAGTGGCTTACTACGGCTACGGCGCATTGGCTACAAAGGTTGGCGCAGGTGCTTACCGCTGGATGGTTGCTTAGTTAAAACCCTAAAAGTGACGGCCAGTCCGCTCCCGAGCTGGCCTGTCACCCTCTAGATTGAAAGGAAACGAGATGCCAACAATCGTCACGGCTGCAGAGCTAAGAACCATTCTTGGCGTCTCGTCCTCCCTTTATTCAGACGCTTACTTGAGCGATATTGTGGATGCTAGTGAGAATCTAGTTCTTCCAATGCTCGTAACGTTCCAAAGCAAAATTAACAAAGTATCTTTAGAAAATAACGTTGCCTATTTTCACACCGCGACAATTCACGAATTCACCGAAGGTCAGTCGGTTGTTATCACAAGTGTCGGAGCGCCATTTAACGGCACTCACACAGTTACAGATGATTTAATTGGCCCCTATGTATTTACCGCCGCCATCACAAATGCTGACGTATTGGAAAAGAACATTATCCCAGCCGGAAACGCTGCGCTCTCTGGCGCATCAACCTATGTGGGAAATGCCAACGTCGAAGCTGCCGTTTTGGCTATTTCTGTCGAAATCTTCCAAGCCAGAACAGCTGCCGGCGGATCCATTGAAGGAATAGATTTTGCAGTTACACCTTACAGACTTTCAAAGAATCTTCTCGCCAAGGTAACAGGTCTGCTAGGCCCTTACCTTGACACCGATGCAATGGTGGGCTGATGCCAGCCTCAACCGTTTTATCGTCTATCCGCACACCGCTGGCAACGGCTTTAACTGGGGTATCCGCGAACGTTTATTCATACGTTCCAGAAGCTGTTCAAGTTCCAGCGGTTATTCTTGTTCCAGATTCACCTTATTTAGAATTGAACACAATCAATGACTCAACAATTCACGCCAAGATCAATATGACAATTACTTGCGGAGTTGCTTACCTTTCCAATCCAGCTTCTCTTGACAATCTTGAGCAGCTTATATTTTCAGTTTTGGCAGTAATTCCGGACGGCTACACAGTCGGCCCAGTAGAACGGCCATCGGTTACGCAAGTGGGTGCAGTCAATTTATTGGTTGCCGATATTCGCGTTTCCACCTATTACACACAAACCAACTAAGGAGAAAACGTGGCAACCACAGTAATTACCGGTCGCGACATTTCGCTGTCTTTCACAGGTGGAACGGACATCGAAGCCCAAGCGACAAACGCGGTATTGACTAAGACCAACGTTCGCGAGACCTATCAGACTCTCGACGGCGAGGCTTACAAGACAGTTAATATCGAAGGCACTTTCCAGCTCGATATGCTCGCAGACTGGGGCAAGGCTAACTCTGTATGCGAAGCTCTTTGGGCAGCAGCAGAAACCGCACCAGATACAACAATCAGCGTAACCCTAACCGCTGCAACTGGCGCACAATTTGTTTTCCCAATTCTTCCAGAATTCCCAACAGCTGGCGGATCAGGAATTGATGCACAAACAGTATCGTTCACCTTCAAAGTATCGAAGGGCGACGTAACAGAGACCTTCAGCTAAGAGATCGGAGCATCGGGAGATGAAGTTATCAATCACAATTAAATACAACACGGGCGAGTCGGTTACTTATGTAGCCGGCTTACCCGAGTGGGCTAAGTGGGAACGCAAAACTGGCAAATCCATTTATTCGATGAAGGATATTTCGGCTTACCAACAAGCGGACTTTTTAGATCTTGCTTATTACGCTTACAAGCGCGAAGCGGCAGGAAAGCCCACTAAGTCTCAGGAAATCTGGGAACTGTCCATTGATGAAATGCTGATTGGAGATGAAAGCCCAAAAGCTACGAGTCCGGAAGCGTAAATCGGCTTCTTGTCGAAGTCGCAATAGCGACCGGAATCCCAATGAGCGAGTGGACGGACATCGAACAAGTATTAACGGCAATTGAGATATTGAAGGAGCGCAAAGGTGGCAGATGAAGCGATTGCTTATGATCGCCGCGAGTTGCGTAATATTGTCCAAGCATTCAAAGCTATGGACGAAGAATCCAAAAAACAAGCGCAAAGATTATCTAATTCATTGGCTCAATTTGCAGCTGATGAAATTAAACAAGCTGCTTACAACAGATTCAAAGCTGCCTCAGCCGTTCAAAGAGTCGCCGACGGCGTCCGAGTTAAAAAGTCGTCAAAGATTGGCGAATTCTCTTACGGATTTGCCACTCAGCGTTTTTCAGGTGGCGGCACTACACAAAATCTCTGGCCGGGTCTTGAATTTGGATCTAGTCGTTTTAGACAATTTCCCAGAAGAAGTCCTCGACTTGGTAGGGGGGCAGCAGGTTATTTTATCTACCCGACCCTTCGCAAAATTCAGCCTGAATTAGTCAATAAGTGGGAAGAAGGATTTGCTTACATCCTTAAGGAGTGGGACATCTAATGGCCGGAAGTAGAACGCTTAAGTTATCCATTCTCGCTGACGTTGATAATCTAAAAAAGAATCTTGACGTAGGCTCTAAAGAAGTCGAAGGCTTTGGCGGTAAGTTAGAAAAGTTCGGCAAGATTGCTGCTGCCGCTTTTGCTGCTGCCGCTGCTGCGGCTGCAGCCTATGCTGGCAAATTAGCCATTGATGGGGTCAAAGCGGCGATAGAAGATGAAGCTGCTCAGAAGCGCCTAGCCCTAGCATTACAGAACGTCACAGGGGCCACAGAAGCCCAAATTGCGGCAGTTGAGGAACAGATAAGCAAAACGGCTCTGGCTACTGGAGTAGCAGACGATAAGTTGCGTCCAGCCCTTCAGAGACTCGCAACCGCCACAGGATCAGTCGAGCAATCACAAAAACTTTTAACGCTTGCCCTGGATATTTCAGCCGCTACCGGCAAAGACGTCGAGACAGTTTCCAACGCATTAGGTAAAGCCTATGAAGGCAACACCGCTTCTTTGGCTCGTTTGGGAATTGGTTTATCAGCTGCAGAAATCAAAACGATGGGATTGGAAGGCGCAGTAACGCAATTAGGTCAAACCTTTGGCGGTGCAGCTGCGACTCAAGCCAATACTTTTGAAGGCCAGATTGCTAGGTTGAGGGTCGGCTTTGATGAAGCCAAAGAAGCAATTGGCGCTCAACTATTGCCAGTCATTCAGAGACTTCTTGATTACGTTGTAAACGTTCTCATTCCTAAGTTCCAAGAGGCTAAGCGAGCAGCCATTGATCCAATCGTTCAAGCCTTTAAGAATAACGAAGCAGCTCTGCGCGACTTATGGTCTTTCATTAAAACCTATCTTGTCCCCATTTTTGAAACGGCTCTAGTGGGCGCAATCAAATCAGTCGGAGCCACAATTGCTGGAATCATCAACATCATTGGCACAGTCACCAGCAAAGTTAAAGAATTGGCTAATGACGTCATTGACGCAGTTAATAAGATTATCCGCGCTTACAACTCAATTCCCATTCTCCCTAACGTTTCAACGATTCCTAATATCTCCACAACG